AATATTATAACGGATGGCCGCCACGTGTGTGAACGAGATTGAAAGTTCTATAGAGGGTTCTAGTATATATAGGACCCCAGTCCCCAATTGCTTTAGAGTTTTAGAGAGTCCCCAATCGGTGCCCAGCTATTATTACAAATATGCCACTCCCCAGACATTTCCGAGTAAATTCCAAAAATTATTTTCTAACATATCCTCACTGCTCTCTTTCCAAAGAAGAAGCACTTTCCCAATTACTAGCTCTGAACACACCAACAAACAAATTATTCATTCGTGTATCAAGAGAACTACACGAAAATGGGGAACCTCATCTCCACGTGCTCATCCAGTTCGAAGGTAAATACAACTGCAAGAACAACAAGTTCTTCGACCTCGTATCCCCAACCAGGTCAGCACATTTCCATCCGAACATTCAGGGAGCTAAGAGCTCCTCAGACGTCAAATCATACGTGGAGAAAGACGGAGACTTCGTTGATCATGGAGTTTTCCAGATCGATGGAAGATCAGCAAGAGGAGGTCAGCAATCTGCCAACGACACGTACGCCAAGGTTCTCAACGCAGGATCAGTCATGGAAGCACTCAATATATTAAGAGAGGAACAACCCAAAGATTTCGTGCTTCAACATCATAATATTAAATCTAATCTAGAGCGTATTTTCGTTAAGGCTCCAGAACCTTGGGTTCCTCCGTTTCCCCTCTCATCGTTCACTAACGTTCCTGTCGAGATGCAAGACTGGGTCAATGATTATTTCGGGAGAGATGCCGCTGCGCGGCCGGAGAGACCTATCAGTATAATAATCGAGGGTGATTCAAGGACGGGGAAGGCAATGTGGGCACGTACATTGGGGTCCCATAATTACTTGAGTGGTCACCTCGATTTCAATTCAAAGGTCTACTCAAACGATGTGCAGTATAACGTCATTGATGATGTCGCACCGCATTATCTAAAACTAAAGCACTGGAAAGAATTGATTGGGGCCCAAAGGGATTGGCAATCAAACTGCAAGTACGGAAAGCCGGTTCAAATTAAAGGTGGTATCCCATGCATCGTGCTTTGCAATCCTGGCGAGGGGGCCAGCTATAAATGTTTCCTAAACAAACAGGAAAACTCAGCATTAGATAGTTGGACAAAGCACAATGCGCAATTCATCTTTCTCAACTCCCCCCTCTATCAAAGTTCAACATCGGGCTGCTAAAAAGAGAGCTATCCGAAGAAGACGAATTGATTTGCAGTGCGGGTGCTCCATTTTCGTACACATTGACTGCGCAGGACATGGATTCACGCACAGGGGAACTCATCACTGCACATCAGGCAGAGAATGGCGTGTATATCTGGGAAATATCAAATCCCCTTTATTTCAAGATGTACAATGTCGAGGACATACTGTACACGAGGACCAGAGTGTACCACGTACAGATCCGGTTCAATCACAACCTGAGGAGAGTACTGGGTCTTCACAAGGCTTATCTCAACTTCCAAATCTGGACGACATCCCTGAGAGCTTCTGGGATGACATATTTAAATAGATTTAAATATTTAGTAGTGTTGTATATTGATCAGTTAGGCGTTATTTCAATTAATAATGTAATTAGAGCTGTTCGATTCGCAACAGACAGACAATATGTAAATGCTGTACTCGAAGATCATTCAATAAAATACAAACTTTATTAATTTGTTATCGAATCATAAAAATAGATCCGAATTTTTAAAGTTGCATACACTGGGTTAGAGGCATGAGTACATGCCATATACAGTAATAGTGCGTTCTCAGTATGATTCTCGTACTTCCCGGCTTCTTGATGGTTGTAAACGACGTGATTGTTGACCTTCCAGAACCGCTTGACCAGCGCCTGTTCGTTACTTGCGTATTGTCCACCCGTAACCTTGGCGTAAAACTTGTGCATAACTTGAAAACGATCACGAAGATCGTTCTTCACGGTGGCAGTACTGGGCTCGTTGTCGAACATGTTGAACACCTGACCAAAATCCATTGGGGTACCATACGGTCTACGATCCCTGACCAACCAAAACATAGCACTGTTTGTGTGGTTCTTCAACTTGATGTTCTCATCCATCCATATCTTACCAAGTATATACACAGACTTAACACAGAAACGCTTACCCACACGGTGTGTAATACCGTTACCACGTGTCACATCAGAGACGCACATCACCTTCCCAGTATGGGAGATGTCGTGACGCTGTTCAAACGATTGGACTTTACATGGGCCTTCACAGCCCCTTGGAACATCGGGGGTTCTGTACATCCTGTATATCTTGGGCTTCCTGTACATGGGCCTGTTTACCCAATCAGCGGCCTTATTGGATTTTGGCCCAACTCCTGCCCGAGGAGAATTATTAACACCCCGGCTAATCTTAGACGTACTTGCCATGTGGCGCCATGGGGCATCGCGCTTAGGCATTTTGAATTAAAGTTATCGACATATGCACGTTTAATTTATAGCCGTTATACAACTTGGGCACTAAGTAGTCGTAAATATCTTAGCTCGTCAAACGTAATCTGATTGGGCCAATTTTACACTCATTTAAATTAAATGTGAAGGCCCAAAAGAATCGGCCCAAATGAATGGGCCTTTAAAAAAACCCCGCGGCCATCCGGT